ATGAACTAATCCATGCACCTTTCAGTTTCCATTGACTAACCTTTGCACCGATTGGATCAAGTTGATATAAATCTAAATCTTTTTTATACATTGCTGAATAACCGTCTCTACCAGTTAATGATTCGTGAGATAATCTAACCCACTCCATAACCGATATTGCACCACTTGGTACAATTGGATCATACATTGTGATTTCGATATCCTGCCACTCTCCTTTACCCTTAACGTGTCTTTTAAGGTTGATGTGATCAAGTGTTACCTTTTCAAATTGAATACTTGGTTTTCCCGCCGTTTTGATCATATATGATGGAATCCCATCAATTTCCATAATAAACTGATTTTTTAAAGCCGGTTCAAAGTCCGTATAAAATAAGTCCGAAAATTCTAATACTTCTGCCATTTTGTTGTTTCTCCTATTGTTATACTAATAAGTATATAATTTTTATTTTTTTAGTTATGATGAAAATGCTGCCCCAGTTGGTAAGATGTTGAAATCTAACACAATAAATTCAGCTGTTCTTGTTGGTTGTAAATAAATCGCCCCTTTTAAGATATTTCTATCAATAACATCTGGTGTGTTATTACTTTCATCCATTACTACTTTGAAAGAATATAAACCTTGTCTTTGTTGTATTCCTTCTAGGTATGGATTAACGGTATTGATAAATGTTGCTCTTGTTTGTGCTGTATTTTGTTCGAATACCAAGTATCTTGATGTACTCGCGATATATTTTTTAACCTTAATTAATAATCTTCTTACGTTGATTCTATCTAACGCAGATGCTGCATCTTGTAAAGTTTTTTGTCCGAATGCCACGATACCCTCTCCTGGGAATGTTGCGATTGGATTAATTTTACCTTCATAAAGTTCATCACGTTCTGCATGAGTTAATCTGTTTAGAACACTAACTGCTCCAACGATTCCACCACGGTTCAGACCTGCTGGTGCCCACCATTCTGCTGCGTTTGTATCATTGGCCACATATATACCTGGCATCAATACTGATGGTGGTACAGCGGTTAATCTGTTTGTGTTTCTATCGATTGTTTTTACCCATGGGTAATATGTTCCTACGTAATTTGAATCAACTGAATCACCTTGGGTGATTGCTTGTGCGATTGTATCATTTACTGCAGTTACATCACCAATGAAGAATGCATCTTCTCTTAGTTCACACATTTCAACAATATAATCAAATACATATGAATGTAATCTTCTAATCACACCAGGTGCAGATATTAAGTTAATATCGAAATCATCTGGGTTAGATACTGAATTAATTGCTTTTACATATGATTTTGAACCTTGTGATGTTGAAGTTGATAAATCAAATCCTTGTGAATTTTCTGCAGTAATATCTTTTCCAAGATTTATTGTTCTTGTTGGTGTTATACCATCAAAACCACCTTGGAATGCAACTGTGAATTGTCTTTTTCCAATATCGGTTAAATCTGAACCTGTCAATGCAAATCCAAGATTTATTGTAGTTACTGTACCAGATATAAGTGCGTTTATATCACCATCAAAAGAAAACGCAGTGTTTATTCCTGTTGTTGCTTCATCTGGTAATGGTTTTAAATAATGTGCATTATCTATTTTTACTCCGGCAGTTTCTAAATCAATACCTGAATATTTAGTTCTAGTTGTTGATGAATTTTCAGCAGAACCAGTACTGAATATTACTGCAGGAATATTAATTCCAGTATCACCCATATTTATTGGATTTGTATATGCACCATGTGCGAATGGGCCTGCAGTTGATGGGAATGAACCCTCTGCAGAAACGTCTACTCTTACAAATTTAGATTGATTTGGATAATCACCTTCTTCTGTGATTTTACCATTTTCATCGATTGTTGTTCTAACATCACCGATTAGTTTAGAAATATAATTTGGTGATGCAGGATTTAAAGTTGCATTTGGGAATGTTTCAATTACTGATAATCTTCTATCTAAATCATCATAACCTCTTACAGTTACCGTGAATGTAGGGAAGAAATTACCCGCTGCTTTACTTTGATCACTTGCAACTTTTACATTTGAAATACTAACTTTAAATTCCTTATTGTAAATCGAACCATGACCTTGTGTATGGAATCTAAATAAATTGTATCTTAATCCTGAAATCAATTGTGATTGAATGAAAGGTGTGGATGCCTCTAAAATATCAGTTGAAAAAACTTGTGTTGGTAATTCAGTTGCTATAACTGTACCATTGATTGTGGTATCACCATTATCCAAATTACTTGCAGCTTCTTCAAAATAAACATATGAATATGCATCTTTTATACCTTTACCAGAATCACCGAATACATCACGAACATCATTTGCAGATGTTGGTAATATAGATGCCGATGTTATAGTTGATGCTCCAATTGTAATATTAAAATCGGATGCGGATACAATGGATTCCAATGAAGCATCTGCAAATCCTGCAGATTCTGAAACCTCTGATGTTGCATATAATGCTGATATAAGTGTATTACCACTAGAACCACTAACTGATATTGCTGTTGGTGCATTATGTGTATAACCACCAGTCTGACCTACCCTTACGATAGTTACCGATGATGCTTCTTGTAAATAATTTTGTACGGTATATCCTGTGTAGTATGTTCCGTCAGGTGTACCGAATAGTTCTTCAAATTCTGATTGTGTGTTTATTACCGTTGGTAGGAACGCTGGTCCCTTCTTGAATGGGCCTACTATTGCTGCTCCAATTGCTCCAACTCCTTGTGCGATGAATGATAAATCATTTTCACGTGTAAATACACCAGGTGATACAATTTTTTCTGCCATTTTTATTAACTCCTAATTATGTTTTTCATGTAAAATTACGTATATAAATATAAAATTGTTTTGTCAAACTACAATTTTCTACTTTCTAATTGTTATTTTGTAACGTTTTATACTTCTTTTTCTGATTTTTCGATAGGAGTAAATACACCCGTTTCAGGATCGTAATTACCATCACCGTACTTTTCATTCAAAGTTTTGAATAAATTTTGTTCAGATGTAGAGAGTTCTGTATGTTTTTTATACAACTCAGCTTCTGCGGTTTGTAGTTCCTGTAACGATTGTTCGTGTTGTTTGTTTCTTCGGTCTTTTTCGATTGATATTTGACCTAATTGTGTAAAAATTTGAGAAGCGTTAATTCTTAGTTCATTGATTTGTTTAACTTCTTCTTCTGTAAACTTGATTTCGTTTGCCATTTTGATATGTGTTTGTTATTAAGTATATGTGTATATAAATATGGAGTTTTTTCTAAAACGTTATTTTTTAAGGAATTATAATATTGATTATACTTCAAATCTTTGTACTTTTATATCTACCATATTATGGGTAAACTTCAACTTTTAAATGTGTTTGACCTAGAACACCATCTTTAGCTGTTCCAGTACTACCATATGTAAGTAGTGATATTGAATTACCATTATTCCAACCAGCAACAACTATATCAGTTACACTAGCACGAGCACCACCAACAAAACGCATTGTTTTATTATCAGTAGGGAATGCACCAGATAGTGTTCCGATATAAATCCCAGTAGTAGATCTAGTCCATACGACAGTACCACCTAATGTGTTTTCATTCACTTGTAATACAGTTGGTGCCGATGTACCACTTTGCGATAATACAGCTGAATATGAACCATATGGTCTATCAATACTAGCTTCAATTTTATCATAAACCGCATTTTTAGTTGGTACTTCATTACTTCCATTCCAACCGGCACCATATGCTTCGTCTGCAACTACAACATTATCTGCACCTATTGTGTTTGTAGCTGGATTTATATAAAGATTAGTTGTATTACTATCCATACCCAATGCCCTAGATCCAGCAAACGGACTTTCTGCAAATACAAATGGATAGTTAGCATTGGTTATTACAGTTGATATATTTATTCTAGTAGCAGTTCCAGTTAAATTTCCAATAAAAGTAGTTGCTCCGATTGTATTTGTACTTGGATTTATATAACAAGTTGTTGCGTTGTCTGTATATAATGGTTTATCAGTTTCAGTTGTGTTTAAAGAAAACACTATTGGGTAACTTGCATTTG